GACAGCGGATATAACGATGGTTCTTACATCTACTTGGCCTTTGCCGAAACCCCGTTCAAAACAGCTAACGCGAGGTAATATTATGTGGTACTCAGAAACATTTGGTGTAATCAAGACACCTAGAGCGCTTACAATTAACGAGATGCAGCATCCGCAGAGTATATTTAGATTGTGGAGTAAGCCGCAACTTGCTGCCATTGGCATTCGCCCGGCTCGTATGGAAACTCCAGATAGTCGATACTATAATACTGGCGCAGAAAATTATGAGTTAGTTGGAGATGAATGGGTAATAAGTTATGTCTCTACAGAAAAGGATGTAGATCAATTAAAGGAACAGCTTGTCCGAAAGATAAATTCTCATGTTGGCTCATTGCTCTCTCCTTCAGATTGGCGCGTAATCCGCGAGATGGATGGTGGCACCGCTATGACCGACGAGTGGAAGACCTACAGGAATGAGGTAAGACAGCATGGCAATGCCCTTGAGGCCGGTGTAGAGGCGTTTGCAAGTGTTGACGCTGTAAGAAACTTCCAGAACCATCCTGTTACTGAAGTGCGTTATACGAGTACTTATGACGAAGAGGGAAATGAGACGATTGGTCCTGAGACGGAAGAACATGATCGCACAGTTGACAAGACAAACTGGGGATGGCCTGTTGCTCCAGATGCGGAGGCTGATCCGTACCACGTCGAGTATTTGTAAGAGAATAGCTTATGTCTATAAGCACATGGGCTGCTACAACAGGGAATTGGGACGACGCTAAATTCAGTAGGGCATGGAATGGCCCCTACATTAGTCCTGCTGTAGCTTCACTAGCTTTCTCTACCAGTGTCCCGGTTTCAACATCGGGGATTATGAGGACAGTAGGGAATGCCTCATTAACTTTTACAGGCCAAGTGCCTGTATCAACAACTGGGTATTACATATCCGTTGATAATGGTACGTTAACCCTTACTGCTGAGAAGCCGGTTAATCCTGCGTTATATGTAGACGCCGCGAGTTTAACCCTCACTGGTTCGGCCCCTGTATCCACAAGTGGGATAATGATTTCTCCCGCAAAGGCAGATTTAACTGGACTTTCTTTGGGAGACACTTGGACCTCAAGTTCCAGTACTTGGGCTACCGTTTCTGGAAACTGGGATACCGGAACTCTAACCCCGCTAGTTGGGCATACATACAAGTTTGAAATAGTCAATGGGGAATTAGTGATGAGTACGTCTGAGCCGGAGTGGCCCTTTGTAAGTAATCCCAAATATATTGCGAGCATTCTTATATCATGACAAAGAAAGACGGAATAACAGAATATAGTTGGTCGGAGCTTTGTTATAAGATTGACCCTGCATTGAGCGCTCCAGAAAAGGTTTATGTTTTTGACAATGGTAACAAGGTTTTTTACAAAGCCAGAAAAAGGATTAATGTGAAACATGGAAATAGAAAAAGCCGCTAAGTTCGTATCTCAGGAGCACACGCTTGCCAAAAATGTTGCCGAGCATCTGGAGAAGAAATATCCTAATTGGGCTTGGGCTGTTCATGTAATGGATGGTCTCGTGATTGTTAAGTCTATGAGGCTTTCTGGAAACTGGGGATTTGTTCTTCACGAAGATAAAATTGATAATGATTATCTAGCTGTTACTCGGGCTGGCGGAGAGATACTGGAAAGATATCGGCAAAAAACAAATGGATTCAATGTTAATCAGGATAGATATGCTGATCTTGAAATGAATGTACGAGGTCAGTTAAATGGAGATTTTAGTTAATGTCTTTAATTAATCCGCAACCCCCGCTTAATATAGGTGCAGATTCTGTTCCTTTGGATGCGGATGAGACCCCTTCTGAGAGCAAATGGTTAAGGATTGCTAGACAAATATTTGAAGGTTCTACTGAATATCTTGATGCTAATATAAGATATCAGTGGGAGAAAAGCCTTTCTCTTTTTAATAGTAATCATCCTCCTGGGTCCAAATATAATTCTGCCGCTTACGAAAAGAGAGCAAGATTTTTTAGACCTAAAACTAGGATAGCTGTACGAAATCTTCAAGCGGCTATGGCTGTTGCTTTTTTTACAAATGAGGATGTTGTTAGCATAGAACCGGCGAATCCAAACGATCCTATACAATCTGCTGCTGCTGTAGTAGCCCAATCTATTATGCAATATAGGTTGACTAATACAATTCCCTGGTTTCAGACTATGGTTGCTGCTCTCCAAGATGCTTCTGTTCAGGGTGTATGTGTCTCTCATCAATATTGGGATTTTCAGGAAAATGAAGAATCTTATATGGAGCTTGGGGATAATAATGAACCAATTTTAGATGAGGCAGGAAATCCCCAGATTCAAAAGCAAGTTACAGCAATTAAAGATCATCCTGTTATTGAATTAATTTCTCCAGAAAATATTAGGATTGATGCGGCGGCAGATTGGGCTGATCCTATTACTTCATCTCCTTATGTTGTTCATTTGGTTCCGATGTATTTACAGGATATAAGACAAAAAATAGATGATGGAGAATGGTTAGAAGTTAGCGACGAGGAATTGTTATCGACTGCTGATCAAAATGAAACAGATAATGCTACTAGGCTTGTTAGAGACGAGCCGCGAATGGACCCTAAAGAAAATGAATCTGAGTTTGCGGAAATAAGGGATTTTTGGATTGTTTGGGTCCACAAGAATATTGTTAAAGTTGAAGGGGTTGATTACTGTTATTTTACAGCTGGCACTGATTATATGTTAACAGAGCCTAAACCTTTGTTGGAGATTTATCCTTGGCTTCGTGACGGTGAAAGACCTTATGTAATGGGCGCTGTGAATTTAGAGGCTCATAAAGTTTATCCAGCTGGAACTGTAGAGCTTACGGAAGAGCTTCAAGCGGCTGCTAATGATATATGGAATCAGAGGTTCGATAATGTTAAGTTAGCGATGAATAAGCGTTATCATATTCGCAGAGATAGGAATATTGATTTAGACGCTCTTTTCCGATCTGTTCCTGGTGGCGCAGTCGAGATGGATGATCCTGATATGGATGTTCGAGTTATCGACACTAAGGATGTGACTGGTTCAGCCTATGCGGAGCAAGATCGTATTAATATGGACTTTGATGAGTTACAGGGTAACTTTTCAACCTCTACTGTGCAGGGAGCCAGGACTCTTAATGAAACTGTAGGAGGGATGAATCTTCTTGCTGGGAATAGTAGCACTATAGCTGAATATACATTAAGGACATTTGCTGATACTTGGGTTCAGAAGACTCTCAAACAACTATTAAGGCTCGAACAATATTATGAAACCGATCCTATAGTTTTAGCTGTAGCTGGTGAGCAAGCTTCTGCAAGATTTAAGTTTAACGCGGAAGAGCAGTTAGATGAATTATTGAGACAGGAAGTTTTATTGAAAGTTAATGTTGGTTTAAATGCTACTGATCCAATGCAGAAGGTTCAGAATCTTCTCTTTGGAGTCCAGACATTAGCTCAGTTTCCGGGTGTTCCTGAGCGTGTAAATCTTCCAGAATTGACTAAAGAAATATTTGGTCAATTAGGGTACAAGGATGGAAGTAGATTCGTTGCTTGGGAAGAAGGAGAAGATCAGCGTATTTCTCAACTTGAGACTCAACTGCAGGAACTTCAGCAGATTATTGAAACTGACAAGCAGAAGACTGAAGGGAAGATTCAGATTCAAGAGGTTAAGAATAGAGGCGGCGTAGAGATTGCTCAGATTAAATCTCAATCTGATATCGAATCTGAAATGATCAGGCAACAATCAGATATAAGAGAGGCTGAAATTCGCCATCAAGATTCTGTTACAAAACGAGGAGAGCTACTTCTTCAAAGAGATGCTCTCCAAAGCGATTCGGTTGATAAGGATATTGACCGGGAACTTGAACTCCAAGCGGAAGGGAAATCGGGAACTTTGGAAAGAGACAGATATAATAAAGTACCGTTTGCTGTTGGTTAATGGATTATTATAACCCGGCAGATATGCAGGTTTCGGACCTGATAAAGCGTGTTCGAATTGGACACAAAACGCAAGAATTTTTAAGAACTCCTACTGGATTATCAATTGTTGAAAGGGCTATTCAAGAATACCATATAGGTATTAGAGACTTTCAAAAAATGGCAATGCAGGAGTGGGTAGGTTCTTCAGAAGAAGAACTTCAACAATATCGCAAACTATCGGGCAGGCTCGCTACCCCGCTGAGATTACTTTCTTGGTTGGATGCTATCATAGCTGATGGAGATAATGCGGAGGCGATTGCTAAATATAAGGATGCGGAGGATTTTTAAGGAAATATGATGAATGATGCTACCCAACCGGATGCAACAGAAGAAGAAGTAGAACAGGGATATAAAGAAGAATCTACAGAGTCTCAAGAAGAATTTCAAGAGAAACCTGTTGAGGAAGAACTTTCTCCCAGAGAAAAAGCAATCGAGGACATTGTTGCTACTCGTAATGAAAATTACGAAAATGAAGTAGAAGAGGTTCTTTCCCCTGACGAGGAGGAAGAGTACGAAGAAGTTGTAGAGGAAGTTTTACCAGAACCCGTTTGGAAAGATGGAGATAACTGGTATACAACTATAAAAGTTGATGGTGAGGATATAAAAGTACCATTTAGCGATCTGAGAGTATCCCACCAAAAAGATAGAGCGTCTCAAAAACGCTTTGAAGAAGCAGCTGAATATGGACGTAGAGTTCAAGCTAAAGAGCAACAACTCAATGCTCATTATCAGCAAATGATGCGGCAACAGCAAATGATGCAGCATCAAGAACCGCCATCACAAGACGTGGTTGAAGAAGAGCCTCAAGAGAATAATTCTGATTTAATTAAACAGTATCATGAGGCGTTGTATGAAGATAATGCGGATAAAGCCGCAGAATTGTTTACAGCTTTGACAGCAAAAGGGCGCGCTCCAAGTGCCACCCAAGATGTAGATCAAGCAGTTAATCAAGCCGTTAATCGGCTAATGGCGCAACAGCAAGCGCAGACGCAAAGACAGCAGCAATGGGCTTATCAAAAATCAATGGAAGATGCAGTTCATTGGTTTAATGAAGAATACCCGGATGTTGCCGAAATGCCTGAGTTAAGAGCGATTGCAGATAATCAAACTTTGACCCTTATCCGGGACCATCCCGACTGGGCTCCTAAACAGATTATCCAAGAAGCAGCTGAAAATACGCGTCAATGGGTGAAAGATAATGTGCTTTCTTCCAACAAAAATGAGAGGATGGATCGTAAGAAAAAGATCGCAAAACATCCAAAGGCGGCTAACGCTTCTTCAAAGATTGGTGAAGATGAACCTGCTCCTCAGAGCGCTTCTGATATCATTCAAGAAATGAAGCATGCGCGTGGTCAAGTTTTATCATAATAAGGAGATGTAAAAATGGCTGGACAAGTATGGTCAGTTAGCACCTCCGGTGGTTATATGTATGCCTTAAATCTCAGCAGACAGTTGAGGATGGCAGTGCAGCCTATTGTCAAATTTAGACAGTTCTGTGATGTCAAAGATGCAGCCCATCAGGGTTTGCATCGTGGTGATACATTCCATTGGAACGTGTTCAGCGACGTTGGGACCCAGGGTTCCACGCTCGTTGAAACCAATACTGTTCCTGAAACCTCCTTCACGATTGCTCAAGGTACGATGACTATTACCGAAGCAGGGAACTCTGTTCCTTGGACTGGTAAGTTAGATGATCTATCTGAGCAGCCTGTGTCGGAAGTTATCAGGAAGGTGTTGAAAACAGACGCTAAGAAAGCGTTTGATAATCTCGCATCTGCGGAATTCAACAAAGCTGCATTGCGTGTCTGCCCCACGGGCGGGTCTAGCGCAACTGCTCTTACGTTGACGACCAATAGTGTGTGTGCTCTTACTAACAGTATTGCTCTTGGCAATAATCACGTAAAGGCACTTGTCGATATCATGAAAGAGCGTAATATCCCGGCTTATACCGGCGATGATTACTATGCTCTGGCATGGCCGACAACTTTCCGCGCATTCAAGGATGACATTGAAACCTTAAAATCATATGTTGATCAGGGTTTCCGTATGATCATGAATGGTGAGATTGGCAGGTATGAGGGCGTTCGCTTTGTCGAGCAAACTTTTAAATCTAAGGGAAGCATTGGTACTGCTGCTGCCGCTTGGACGAATGGTTTGTCAGACTGGGCAGTCTTCTTCGGAGAAGATACTGTAGCCGAAGCGGTTGCGGTTCCGGAAGAAATCAGAGGGAAAATCCCCGGTGATTACGGAAGGGATCGTGGTATCGCATGGTACTACTTAGGTGGTTTCGGTATCGTTCACACACAAGCAGCCCAGAATCGCATTGTGATCTGGGACAGCGCAAAATAGGAGGAATATTATGAGTTATTCAAATCCTATAACTACGCGAATCCAATCCGGCGATGTTCAAGACTTGGGAGGCACACCAACTGCCTTTTCCTTTAAAGGACCAACGGGCAAGAAAGGAACCATTGTTGATATTGGTATTGAGGTTACCGAGACTTTCGCGTGTGATAGTACAGAGGCGTCATTTCAGGTCGGGACGACTGGAGATGCAGATGCTTATTGTAAACTCAATATTACGGATGGTACTGCTATAACGAATACATTCAATATCCAAAATGATACCGATGCTATTATTGCAGAGGCTATTCCTGCCGATACTCAGATCGAGTGTCTCCCAGTTGCGGGGACAGACGGTACTAGTGTGGCCGGGCAAGGATATACCTATGTTGTTGTTGAATGGTATTAAGGAGGTCTATTATGGCTAAAGATACTGCAAGTGGTAAAATCCCAGCAAATGGTTTGTCCTCGAAAGAAGACGTTAGCAAAGAGACTTTAGCTTCTCTTGCTTTGGCTTCTCACGGGC